GCGTGTTTGAGGGATAATTTCGTCCCACCACCGGACTTTCACCGGAGCTCAATCCGAGCTAATAAAGTTCTACCTTAACTGGCGTCTCGCCAGAGAGTCACAGGTAGGGCCTAAGAGAATACACCCTTGGCCAAAGTGTAGATCGACATCCTTTGATACCCTTCGTGACCACGAACTACATAGTGGTCGCTAGCATTGACGCTTCCGTCAAAAGCATGCGAAGGTCCCGCCGCATATATACTATATATCGGCAGAAGCGCGTCACCATACTGCAGCGATTGTTTTGCTTTAGTATTACTTAACGCGTACGTATCGAAGACACCTCCCTCGAAGCCTTTTTGTGACCAGGCTTTCCGGATACGGAGCGAATAGGACCCAATCAAGTGTCCGTCTCCGTATCCAGCAGGACCCCATAGCTGCAGGTCGCGTGGGATAAATTGCAATACGTAGGCTGCCAAGTCAAACCGGCAGTCCAGCACAAAGAAATTGTGCATTGCAAAAAGTGCCTGCCCAGACATGGTTTTCTTCATGTAAAATGGGCGAATATCAACTCCCTTGTAGTAGTCAGCTCCACAAGACTCACGAAAAGGGCCATCCCAAAACGATTTTTCGAGATTAATCGAAAAACCACAAAAGGAGAAGACCTCTAACACAAGTTCCTGCATAGATGGAGACGGCAGCAAGGTACCACCTTCTGAGAAGATTTCCCAGTCGATAGTACGTGGATCTTGCAACCAGTTTACGGGACATATGATATCGTCACCGTAAATACTCACCTGTGCAGTTGGCGCCCCGATGTAACGGCAACACCCCATGATGAGTGCCCAGAAAATCAGGCTCTCTAACTCAAAGGTGTAACCGTTGCCCATGGAACTCCATTTCTGGAGGTCAATGAGATCGCCCTTGTAGTCCACTTGCGCTGTGCGCAGTGAACCCAAAAGCGATGCCCACTGATAATTACCCAGGATATCGGTCAACAGATAATCCACCAGCTCGAAAGCCAGTGTATCACTTGCTGAAGATAGGTCGATCGTTGCTAGACGACCTGTTATAGAGCCTTCACGTGCCAATCGCTGATTGCGCGTCTGGTCGTTTAAGTTCTGACCTACCCTACCGAGCCGTTCCCGAATGTAAGTACCATA